CCGAGATCTACACTCTTTCCCTACACGACGCTCTTCCGATCTCGCACAGATTATTACTACTGCAATCAAGCACGCAACTAGCCCGAGCGAAGAGACGATTTCCGTGTGGAAAAAAGCACGCTTATCGAAGAAGTCTCTAGAGGAGGTCAGTGCTAATATAGCACAGATATTCAACGGGATTAACGTAATCACTGCGCACTACGGCGCGCTTGAAGGGCTTGACACGATGATTAGTTGTGACGCGACTATCACACTGATGGATCCCCGCCCGAATTTGGGTGCGATACGCGACGCGCTTTTGCTGTGTGGGAGTAAGCAGCACGAAACGCAGCGGTCGCTTGAGCTCGCTGCAGCGGAGCTCGAGCAAGCGCATGGCCGCCTGCGAACGATCCACCGCACCGCGCCGGGGCACCAACTGCACATCGGTGATGTTGCCCCTAGGGGCTGGCACAGCGCCGAGATACTGACTCGCTCGTGTGGACGTCCCCCGATGAGCACCGAGGTCTCAGGCGAGGCGATTAGAGCGCTTAGGGGGGACCTCTCTCTGCGCACCTTCGCTGAACGGTGCGGAGTCGGTCACGCATCGCTAGCGCGATGGGAGCGTTTAGGTGCATCGAGGACGGTCTTCGCAAAGCTCCGTGCCGCGCGTTTGGCCTGAGAAATCACAAGGGAGGGCTACGGCGGTGACCGAAATTCAAGCGCCGAGTTTCGTCTGCGTGCACTATCAGAACACCACAATTCAATCTAACAGCAAAAACGCTACTGTTCCACTGCTCGGGCCCGCTGTTTTTTACGCCCCTCCCACCGCTCATCGATGGGGCCCTTTCTCCTCTCTCTCTCGGTGCTTGTAGGTCTACAAACAAGATAGGCGCTCCCACAATTTCCAAGTTGCTGCAAAAACAGCGGTGGATCGTCACGTTTTGTACCATAAACCCCCCTGTTATTTATAGTAAATAACAGGGGGGTTTATGGTACACCGGCGGTCTAAAAAAAGGACGTTTCGTGTCTGTTTACTTGCTTGATGAAAGCGTGTGTGCGAGTCTCATGGAACGAAACACAGCACGTTTATTCAAGTGGGCGAACGAAGCCCGAGAGTTGGCGTACGTTTATCCTCAGCGAGGACGAGCGTATGAGCACGTCTGAGCTGGGCGACGCGGCTTACAAGTTCATCACATGGGTTATGCTATTATGAAAACAAACACACGATTTCTATGGGGACAGTTCTGGTTAGCTCTGGCCAGCGCGTTCATTGTTTGGTCTTTTATCAAAGTGTTTAAAAGCCCCGCTGTAACTTCCGGTGGATTGCTCCTGAGCGGGCTATGCGCAATCGCAGCTCATGTTGTGATGAGCATGTTTTTCGAGAAGGTGCGGTCATGAAAAAACACACCAAACACAAGCCTCTTATTTCGTTGATAACCTGTCTCGTTCTCGTCGCTGTATTTATTGTGTGGTCCATATTCAAGTATCGCCAGGCACCGCCCGTAACTACGACTGCGGCGGCGTTGAACGCCCTGTTCGCAGGGGTGCTTTCGTACGCCCTGACAGGCCTAATCTTTGATGTGAGAAAAACATGAATACAAGCACAAAAAAAGCCCTCGCAACGTGCCATCGTTGCGGCACTAGCGTGTATCTAACCAAGAAAGGCTACTTGCGCAAACACGTGGCTTCGATCTTTACTAAGCGATCGAAGCCGTGCAAAGGCTCTGGGAAACTTGCTCTTGAAAGCGAGATGTCAAAACAATGGTAAACTTGATTAATGACCCCGAAAAAGTGACGACCTACGTCGAGTTGTTTGTGATGGCTTTCATCACAATGGTTTCAGCTTGGCGATTGATCAAGTGAGGATAGATCACTTCGCGATCGGCGACTGCATCGCGCGCGATCTCCCGGTCTTGATTGGGCGCTCTGTCCCGCTCATCGTGGACAGAGTGCAGACAAGCGGACGTGGTGAGGATAGCGGCGCTAGCTCGCACTCGCGCCGAGTGGCCATCGACGCGATTCGGCGCCTTGGTTGGATGTTCACTAATCAAGGCATCTACGCGCGGGCGTGGTGGCTCTTCTTCGTGCGCCTCGGAGAGGAGGGGCAAAAGCTGTGTGACAAAGCGCGTGAAGGGACCTATGCGCGCGATGTTTGGCTGGCGCTGTGCAATGCTCACTCTCTGCCAAGTGAGCGAGGATCAACAGGAGCTCAGGCGGCGCGTGAGAGGGTACAAGGTGCGCTGCTTCGAGCGTCCGCGTCAGCGGTCTTTGACCTCGCTGAGCAAGCACCACCGACATCGAGCGCGGGGTGGCTAGACCGGCTCATCGCGGACTGTGACAGCGCAATGAGGGCGCTTGCGCGCCGCCGACACGAAGCCATCGTGCGCAAGCACTTGGACAAGACGAAAAAAGCGAGTAAACCGCTTGACCCGCGCGGCCAAAACGGACAGACTGGCGGTTGTTAGCAGTGGTACAGTTGCGTCCTAAACACGTCGAGACAGGGGCAGTGGCGCGAGCGCTAGGCGTCACAGCGAAAACTGTGAGTAGATGGTGTGCCTCTAATCAAATCGAAGGCGCGTACCGCGTAGGTCGCGGACACTGGAGGATTCCAGCTGAGTATTTAAGCGGTCTTTCGTGTGAGCAAGCGAAAGCAGAGATGGGTGATTTCGATGATGAAAAGTAAAACAGCTCGCGCGTCTAAGACGTACCCAAATACGCGCGATGTCGCCTATTTGCACGTCAGCGAGTTGATTCCAAACCCACGAAATCCACGGTTGCACGGCAGTGAAGTGATGCAGCTTGCGCGGACCATCTTGCGCACCGCGTGGGGCGCTCCGATTGTGGTGCAAGAATCAACAGGAATGGTGATCGCGGGCCATGGCCGCCTAGAAGCGGCACACGCAATCATGACCGGCATCGAGATTGATGGCGTTGTCAGGGGCGGCCCTGACCACGAGTTTGATTCACGCGCGCCGTGCGCTGGCTATGTGCCGGTGCGCGTGATTGACGTCAGTGATGCTACCGCAGATGCGATGATGGCGGCTGACAACGCCGAGGCGTTGCAGGGGAGTGATGACCTCGCAAAGATGCAGGCGTTGTTATCAAGTGTGTCCGCATCGATCCGGTCTGATATAGGGCTTGATATTCAAGCTATGAGCGCGGCCATCAGTAGTGCTGCGGACGCTATCTTGAAAGATAGCCCACTAGACCCCAGCGCTTTGCCGCCGAGTGAAGGCGTTGCGGTGGAAGACAATGATGCGGAGTGGGAGGGGATGCCGGAATTTGTAAGTGATGATCACCGGCCTAACTCCAGCCTCATCGTGCACTTCCGCAATGATGACGATGAGCGGGCTTTTTTGGAGTTGATTAACTCCACGATAATCAAGGGGTTCAGCAAAACGCGAAGCGCGTGGTACCCGGACCTGACCGACAAAGAGCGCGTGATAGGCAATAAGGATCGCGAGTTTGAATACAAGTGATATAATTCTGCCGCGATTTCCCCTGTATATTCCCTCAAAAGGGCGTGCGGACGTCATGATGACTTCGAAGGCGCTGACTGCAATGGGCGTGCATCACTTCGTGATCGCAGAACCTCAGGAGGTCGCAGCGTACAGAGAGGCGTCACGCAAGCTCGCGGTCACAGTGCTTGAATTGGATATGGAATTCAAGCGGTCATACAACTTGTGTGACGAGTTCGGCCTCAGCAAGAGCACAGGCCCAGGCCCGGCACGCAACTTCGCATGGGCGCACTCCCTGGCAGCCGGGCACACCCATCACTGGGTGATGGACGATAATATCGCGTACTTTTGCAGGTACAATCGCAACACGAAGATCAAGCTAAAGACGCCTGCGTTTTGGCGATCGATGGAAGATTTCGTGTTGCGGTATTCAAATGTCGCGATGTCAGGGCCGAACTATGAGTTCTTTGCGCCCTCGCGATATAAGATCCCTGCGTTCATTACAAACACACGTATTTATTCATGCAACTTGATTCGGAATGACCTGCCTTTTCGCTGGCGGGGTCGCTACAACGAAGACACTATCCTGTCTCTTGACATGCTCAAAGCAGGGTGGTGCACAATTCAATTCAACGCGTTTTTGCAGAAGAAAACCGCTACTCAGCAAGTAGCAGGCGGCAACACTGCTGAGTTCTACGCGAAAGAAGGCACCGCGCCTAAGAGTGCGATGCTAAAAAAGATTCACCCCGATGCGACGACACTTGTATTCAAGTTTAATCGTCATCATCACCACATTGATTACAAGCGCTTTAAACAACAGCTCCTCAGGAGACCGGACGCAGAGTTACTGTCTCATGCGGGGCTTGAAATCAAGCTGGTAAAGAAAGCTAAGAAGAATGACTCACCCAGTGCAACACGATGAACGAATGCATCACGCCCTCTTAGAGGGATTGATGCTTGGGTTGACTCAGCGTCAAGCGTGTGCGCGTGCCGCACTCCCCTGGACCACGTGGTGCGAGTGGAAGCGCCGCGTGAAAAGCGGGGACAGGTTTCATCCCGGCGTAACAAGGCTAGTCAGAGAAGCAATGGTCGCCATCGAGGTAGGCACTGCCGCCGCGCTGGCGCTAGTGCAAGAGCACGCCTCTGGAGCGAAGACAAAGGGTGATCCGCGCGCGGCGATGTTTCTTGTTCAGCGGCGCGATGAACAGCGTGAGCGCGAAGCAAGGCGCCGCAAAGCGAAAGCGGAAGCGCGCCGTGCTGAGACGCTGGCCGATATGCTGAGAGATGAATACGAGCACCTGAAAAAGCAGGGCGAAAAAGAAGGCTACAATGCGGACGCCGCCCGTCAACGACTCCTGGATCTCGTCGCTCGCGCTGCTGAGTCCCGCTGAGAGAGAGCGTGCCGTCTCACAGCTGTCGGACAAAGAAGTCGCGATGCTCCTGTGTGACTGGCAGGCGCTTGCCCGACCTGAGCAACTGCCTCCTGCCGGCGACTGGTCGACGTGGTTTGTCCTCGCGGGTCGAGGATGGGGCAAGACCCGCTGCGGCGCGGAAACTGTGCGACTTGCTGTTGAAAAGTGGGGCGTCAAACGCATCGCGCTTGTAGGTCGCACAAGCGCTGACGTGCGCGATGTCATGATTCGTGGTGAGAGCGGGATCTTAGGTGTTTCTTCCCCTGACAATATGCCGGTGTACAAGCCCTCTGAACGGAGCCTGTCATGGCCTAGCGGGGCAGTAGCAACCACGTATTCAAGCGAGAAGCCCGACCAGCTCAGAGGGCCGCAACATGAATTTGCGTGGTGTGATGAGCTCGCGTCCTACAGGTACTCAGACACTTGGGACCAGCTACAAGCGGGACTAAGGCTAGGCCGCAATCCACGATCGATTATCACTACGACGCCGCGCCCGACGAAGATCGTCAAGAGACTGCTCGCGCAGAAAACTACAGTTTGCACAGGGGGTTCGACTCTTGAAAACAAACACAACCTAGCAAGGGCGTTCGTTGAACGTGTGCTATCTTCAGTAGGGTCCAGCTTTTCAAGACAAGAGTTTTTCGCTGAGGTCCTAGGAGAGACAGAAGGTGCTCTGTGGACCCTGGCTAGGCTCGAACAGTGTGTGGTGAGTAAGTGCCCGGAGCTAGCGCGGACGGTGATCGCGGTTGATCCTGCGATTTCATCAGACACCACTAAAGATGACCCCGGCGAAACTGGAATAGTGGTGTGTGGTCTAGGCAAAGATGGAATCGCGTACGTGCTCGAAGACCTCAGCGGGGTGTATCGTCCGCGCGAGTGGGCGAACGTTGTGGATCAGGCGTTTGTCAGGCACAACGCTGACCGAGTTGTGTGTGAGGATAATCAAGGCGGCGATCTACTAGAAGACAACCTGAGAGCGGTGAGGTCTAGCCTGCCTATCAAGCGAGTGCGTGCGGTGTCCGGGAAGAAGGTGAGGGCCGAGCCTGTGAGCGCGCTCTATGAGAGCCAGCTAGGGTATCCACAGGGCCGTGTGCGGCACTTAGGCCACTTCCCGGAATTGGAGACACAACAAACGACTTGGGTCCCCAGCAAGGGCAAGTCGCCCGACAGAGTAGACGCCCTCGTGTGGGGTATCACTGAGCTCTTAGGGCGCGACAAGCGCAAGAGAGGGGCCGAATGGACGCAGGTAAATCAGTATGAAAGCGAAGTTGAAGCCGACTAGACAGCCCACCCTGTACACTGAGCACACGCGCAGCGAGGTGAGTGTTGCGCGAGCACACAATATCGTGTGTGAGCACGAGAGCGGTCAGTTTGCGCGCTCTGCCGGACTGGCAGAAATCTTGAAAAGAAGCTCAGACGTGGGAGGCGCGCTAGAGCAGCGCTTAGCCGGATCCATGGGGCTCCCGTTTGAGCTTAAGAGACCCAACGATTCAAGCGTTGCTAAAGCTGCTCACTCAAGAGTTACCAGCGCATGGCCGATCACGTTTCCGGTAGGCACACAACGCGCGATGCTTCAAGACCGGGTGATGCTCGGTTTTTCGGTTGCACGCGTGACTGCGGTGTTTAGACCTAAATTCAACGCAGTGATTCCCGAGGTCGAAAGATGGCACCCCTCGTTAATCACCTATAATCAAGCTAGCGGAGAATGGCAGGCATACACCGAAGAAGGATACGTGTGTGTATTGAATCAAGACGGAGTGTCTGAAGGATGGATCGTTAACCTTATGGGTGAACGCCTGACTTCGCACATGGAAGGCGCGATTCGCGCGCTAGCGAGTGATTACGTGGGTCAAGAATACGCCGAGCGCGACACTCGCCGGCACGGAGAACGCATGGGCCAAGGGATCGTCGAGGCCATGGTTCCGGCCCTCCAGTCAGAGACTCAAGAGGCCCGCGACTTCTCAAAGGCACTGAGTCGGATCGGAAGCAACGGGTTGATTGTCAGCCCACAATACTCCGACAACGGAGAGGACCCCTCTCCTAGCTATGGAATTAAACTTCACTTCCCCCCGCCCTCCGGGATGGAAGGCTTGCTGAAACTCGAGCAGGCCGAAGCATCGCGGTTGCGCTTGCGTATCTTAGGTCAAGACACAACGAGCAAGGATTCCACCGGAGGCGGTCATGCGCGCGCGCAAGTAGGCGCTGGCGTGAGACAAGACTTACTTGAAGGTGACGCCGCGGCTCTTGATTCAATAGCGTCACAACTATTCGACGCATGGGCTGCTCTTGAATCAAGAGACAGAAATGCCTTCCCGCTCGCAAAGTGGGACGCAACGCCGCCTGCCGATGAGCACCAAACGGCGCTTACTAGACAGAGCAATGCTACGGCCACAACTGCGATTGTGGCAGCACTCCCCGCTATTCAAGCCGCCGCTGAGGAGTCAGGACTAAAGCTTGATATTAGAGCAACACTTGAGACAGGCAAGCCTGTCTTTATGGAGACTGAAGAATGAGCGATATTGAAAAAGAGACCCCTGAATCAAGCGATCAGGAAAAGATCGTATACAAGATGGCCGCATTCACCTACGCGAAGGCGAAAAGTGATGACGAGGGCGATGAGTCGCGGTCATTCGATGTGATCGCGTCAACTGAGGACATCGACAGCTACGGCGACATCGTCAAAGCCAGCTGGCGCCTTGAGCGCTACGCGACGAATCCGATTGTGTTGTTTGGCCACAATTCAAGAGACCCCGGCAGTGTGCTAGGAACTGCCAGCAACGTGCGCGTGGAAGACTCGCAGCTGAAAGCAACGATTACGTTCGTTGCTGCTGAGGTCAATCCCAACGCGGAGAGGGTCCTACAGCTAGTCAAGGCAGGAGTCCTAAAAGGGATCTCTGTGGGCTTCCAGCCACACAGCTATTCATGGGAGAAGCGCAACGATGTGACGCACCTTGTGCTGAGTGACAACGAGCTCTTCGAGCTCAGTGTGGTGCCGATTCCAGCGAATCCGAACGCGCTTACTCAGCTGCGCGCGAAAGCGATGCTGGCCGCGTCAGAGCAGGAGGCGCCACCCGCAGCAGAGAAGGCTACCGATGTGAGCGCCGACCTAGTGAAGGCTGTTGAGACAGAGCGCGCACGCGCTTCGGCGGCAGAGCTCAGAGCGACAGAGCTTGAAAAGCAAGCACTTCTTTTCAAGGCAGTGGTAGAAGGTAAGATCACCGATAATCAAGACGACCCTAGAAGGTCCTATGCGACGAAGTGCGCGACGGTCGAAGACCTTGCTAGCTATCTCTCTACCCTACAAGCCAAAGGAGTGAGTGCAGTGCGGTCAGCGCAGCCGCAGCCGAAGGACGGCCCTGCGGAAGTAATCCTCACGCCCGAGGAAATCCATGTAGCGACCAAGCACGGTATCCCGCTCGAAGAAGTGCGACAGACTAAAGCAGCTTCCGCTGCTAAGAAACACAAGTAATCAAAGGAAAAGGAAATAATCACATGGCAGCTCTCACTAACTCGCGCAAAACCCCGCAATACGGCGCCGGGGAGTCTATGGTCAAGGGTATCGATGCCCCTATGAAGGCATCGACACGGATCTACAACGGCGCGCTAGTGGCGCGTGACGCCACGGGCTACGCACAGCCTGCGGGCTTGATTGCAGGTGGCTCCGAGCGCGTACTCGGTGTTGCCTGTGCTGAAGTTGACAACTCGGCAGGGGCCGCAGGAGCGCTACGCGTGCCTCTTCGACGCGGTGCGTTCGGTTTCAAAAACTCCGCAGCCGGTGACCTGATCACGTTCGCCGATGTCGGCGACATCGTGTACGTGGTCGACGACCAGACGGTAGCCAAGACCGACGGCACAGGCGCGCGCATCGCGGCGGGTGTCGTTGTGGGCATTGACCAGGCAGATGGTTTGGTCATGGTCGAAGTCGGAGTGCACTGGGGTTGATCCCCATCAGTCACAATAATTCAAAAGAAGGATTGAATAATGTCACAAGTAATTACACCGGCTCTATTATCTGGCGCTTTTCAGAGCTTTAAAACCATGTTCAACCGGGGGATGAACAACCGCCCGGCATGGTGGAATCAAGTTGCGATGGAAGCACCATCGGACACTGAAGAAGAGATTTATGCCTGGATGCACGAGCTGCCCGCGGTCCGGAAGTGGGAAAAGAACACGCCGCGCAAGGCACACAGGCTCGCGGCGTCCGCGTACCGCCTACGCAACGACAGGTACGAAAACACTGTCGTTGTCGAGCGTGACAAGGTAGAGGACGACAAACTGGGTGTCTATATGAACCAGTTTGAATCCATGGGCACTCAAGTCCGAAAGTTCCCAGACCGCGAAATCGCTAAGACGATTCGCAGCAATGGAACCGCTTGGGACGGCTTGCCTTTCTTCAATAGCGCGCACCCGGTCGATCAGTACGGAGGCTCCTCGGCCACCTATTCAAACGATTTCACGGGCGAGGCTCTCACTGTGACGAATTTCGAAAACGCTTTCGCGCGTTTCGCTGAAATCCCATCGACGAACGGCGAGGTCATGGCCTTACAGCCTAACCTCATCATTGTGCCTCCTCTCTTGAGAGCCAAGGCGATGTCGATCTTGAAAGCAGGTGTGGTCGCGCAAACACAAGGCAGCGGCGCTGCTGCTGTGACGAACGTCAACCAAGACCTTGTTAGTATCCTGGTAGTACCAGAGCTCGCCGCAGACCCCACTAAGTGGTACCTCGCTGTCACTAACGAGGGCGTAAAGCCGTTGATCTACCAAAAGAGGTCAGAGTCAGGTCTGGTCGCAATGACAGCCGAAAACGACGAACACGTATTCAACCACGATGAGTATGTGTATGGAGTCAAGATTCGCGGCGCATTCGGCTACTCAATGCCGTACCTGATGAGCCGGCACGCAGCTTAGGAGACGAGCCAATGAGCGATATCACACGTGTAGACTTAGAGACGTTTGGCATGAGCGCCGCAGCGGTAGAAGAGCTTGAAAACTGCACTCCAGGTGCGGTTGCGCGATTTATTTCCGCCGGAAAAGCCATCGCGGAAGGTTACCTGCGTGCGGCCTACTCAGGCCCGGTCACTTACGGTGATGATGTCAAGCTGAATACGTGTGCGATTATTGCTTATCAGATGCTTGTTTCTTTGGGCCTAAGGCCCGATGCTCCTGATCACGTCTTGATTAAAGAGCGTTATGCGCACGCGATTCGCTGGTTCGAGCAGGTCGCGGCTAAAAAGATTCACCCCCTCTTGATTGAGGGAAGCACCCCACAAAACGGCGCGGTGGTGCTATCAGAAGATAATAGGGGTTGGTATTCAGTAACTATCAAAGAAAACAGAGGCTGGTAGGTGGTGCGCGTAATCAACGGCGACAACGAAAAGTTAGCCGACTTGATTAAGAAGCTAGGCAAGGCAGACAAGCAAGCGAAGTCGCTTGCTGCCGCTGTTGCCCCAAAGATTCAAGAGCTCAACGATAGAGTATGGCAACGGCGCGCATCACCGGACGGTGAGAAGTGGAAAGCGCGCAAGCACAGCTACCCCCATCCCATACTTGAAAAGACGGGGCGCACGCGCACATCGTTGAGATCAGTGGCGCGAGGGGCATTTGTTGTCACGCGCGTGAGCACTCCCTATGCAGAGTACCACCAGGTCGGGACCAGAACGATGGAAGCCCGCCCCATATTCCCAGCAAAAGAACTGCCTAGAGTGTGGCTTGCACACGTAAACAAGATTGCTCAGGAGCACGTACTGCGATGGCTGGCCGAGTCAAACAGGCGCTAGACGAGATCTCGAAAAAGATCACAATAATCAACTCACAGGTGAAATTCGATCACGGCAAGCGATCGATTCACAAGCACACAAAACCACCGCACGTGACCTGGGTGAGAGATGAGATTTCGCAGCGCGATATCTATGAGGCGCCGAAGCATTCCAGCCTAGACAAGCGCCGCGTTGTCGCGAATAGACGCGTGACAGTGCAGGCTCATTGCTGGGGCGCGACAGAGCAAGAGTGCGAAGAGTTGGTTGATTTAGTAGTGTGGGCAATCATCGATTTCAAGGGGTCCGATCAGATTGAAATGCAAGGGTCCTGGAGCACAGACGGCATCTTTGACAAGGGGATGGTGTGCGAACTTGAATTCGTGCTCATCCAGCCAGTATGCGAACCGGACAATCAGGTCGTACTAGTGCAACCTGATTCGGTTGTTTTCGACACAACAGGTGCAAGCAGCACCGATAGCCTACTTGATGTAGGCGAAGGGTAAGACGCGATGACGATTCCAGCAGTGACGGTGACGATTAAAGACGGAGCGCTGGGCATTCTGCCCGGCAACACCGAAGGCGTACATATCAAGATGGGCGTGTGCTCTGGCGGTACAGCAGGTGTGCTGTACGCACTGGGAGACGTCGCGACAGCGATTGCTACGCTGGGCCATGGACCGCTGACTGAAGCGGTGTGTCAAGCGCTAGTGAGTCCTACTCGCGGAGTAGCACCACAGTCGGTGCTTGCGATGAAAGTCGCCCCCAGTATTGCAGCCGTGACAGGTACAGTGAGCTACACAAGGGTCGGGGCCAGCACAGGCACTTTCGCAACCACCGGAAGCTCTCCGGTGGACGCGTATCAAGTGAAGGTCTTGATTACGCGCACAGGAGGTGCGGGAGTTGGCGCGATGCGAGTATCGCTAGACGGCGGTGCGACATACAACCCCGAGGTGGCCTTGGCCGCATCGTACGTGGTACCGAACGCAGGCATCACACTAGTGCTCACAGGCTCTCTAGATGCCGGGGACGCGGCGTCTTTCGACACCAAGGCGCCGGAGTTTTCGGCGGGAGACCTGAATACTGCGTTCACTTCACTGTACGCCCTGACAACGCAGTTTGAATTCGTGCACGTGGTAGGCGCACCACAAACAGGCGTTGACAACACCGCGCTCGTCACCGCGTCTCGCACAATCTCAGACGCGCTTGCTGTGCAGGCCGCGACTGCGGAAGCACAGGGCCGATACATCCACATTGTCACTGAAATGCCGAGCGTGACAAACGACGCGGCAGGTGACAGTGCGCTTGACGCAGGCTACGCCTCTTTCGTCAGCGCACGCGTGAGTTGCGTTGCAGGCTATGACACCATCGTGAGCGCTGTTTCAAGTCGCAGCTACAAGCGCTCTGCCGCTTACGCGTACTGTGCGCGGCTCTCAGCAATCAAAGCGTTTGAAATGCCATCTGCCACAGGGCTAGGCCCGCTGACTGCAACGAGTGCGCTAGGACGCGACGAGCGGGTTCGCACAGCACTTGATTCTAAGCGCTTTGTGACAAACCGGACCCACGTAGGTCTACAGGGCTTTTACGTCACGACGGGCCGCATGATGGCTTCCGCAGGGTCTGACTTTGACCTAGTGACGAACCGCCGAGTGATGGACAAGGCATCGCGCATTGCGCGCGCAAGTGGGCTGCTATTTCTCGATGAAGCACTAAGAGCAAACGGCCCTGTCAGTTCGGGTAACAATATTCAAGCTGGCTTCCCAGGCGCTCCAGGAACTATTCAAGATGTCGAAGCTCGACGCATCGAATCATCGATCCTGGCTGACCTCGAAGCCGCGCTTAGCCCAGGTGATCAGATTCGCGGAGACGTGAGCGCTATTCAAGTGCAGGTCGTTCGCACGAACGTCATTCTGAGCGATCGAACGCTGCGGCTTAAGATTCGCGCGACTCCGCGAGGGTACGCGCGGTCAATCGAAATTGAAATTGGGTTCCAGTCTACCAGCGCAGTGTAGGAGTTTGAATTATGACAGCACAAAAACCACTAGTGAACGGCAACGAATACTCGTTCGCCTCTATTGAGCTCAATATCAAAGGAACGCTTTTTACCGCAGTAAAAAGCATTCAATATGATGGCGGTCTAGAGCCCGGCAAAGTGTACGGCACAGGCGTGATCGCGCTAGCACACACGCGCGGGACATACGAAGCGAGTGCTAGCATCGAGGTGTATCGCGGCGACTTTGAAAAGCTCACCGCACTGCTAGGTGATGGCTTCGGGGAGGTCACTTTTGAAATCACTGTGGTGTATGCGGAAAAGAACCGACCCACGATCACGGACCGGCTACCAGCCGTGCGAATCATGAAACCAGCGATGGACAATTCGCAAGGCAGCGACGCATTGACCGTGAAGCTGGATCTTACTGTACTCGATCAGATCGAGTACAACGGCAAGACCCTAGTAAAGAGAGATAGCTAACAATGATCGATGACGATAAAGAAGCACAAAGAATCAAATTGCGTGAGCACCGCAAGGCGCAAGCGGACGCTGCGTTTGCTGAGTGCGTCGCAAAGTACGGTGACGCCGAAGAGGCTGACGATGGTTGCAGGCTAGTCGAAGCGTCGAATAGATTCTTCGTACTTCGGCGTCCTACGCGCGGAGAGTACAAGCGCTGGAAAGCAGACGTTAGAGAGAGCGATTCCTTTGACACTCTCTTGATTGACTGTGTTTACTTTCCTCCGAAAGAGGAGTTCGCGAAGTTGCGAGACAAGTACCCCGCACTCCCTGATGAGCTTGGACAAACAGTGCTAGAGCTCGCAGGGCTGACAAACGAGACGCTCGCAAAAAAGCGATAGACCTCTATGAGCGCGCACGGCGCAACTTGATTGTTGGTGGTGAGTGTCTCGCCGCTTTTCATAGAGGGGAGGACACTGACGAAGGGGCAGCGGGAGCCATTCTCGCAGCGTCGTTTATGGCACACACAATCGCTCTCATCGAGGGCTTGTCAAAGAAGTAGGAGCGCTAAATGGCAGAGCGTTTACAGTGGATTCTATCGCTCTCGGATCGAATGAGCTCCCCGGCGCGTCGAGCCGCGAGAGGGCTTGATAGCGTGCGCGTTGCGCAGGCCAAGCTTGAAAAAGCGAAGGACCCACTGGGGTCCATCGAGCGAGGATTAAGGCGCCGAAGGGGGGCCAGAGAAGCGCGGATGGGGCGCGAGCTGAGCGATTTCGCGAAGAGCGGAAAAGAGGCTGCGGCAGTGTCTCCAGCCGTTGCGGGCGGTCTTGGATTCATCGCAGGCGCGGCGCTCGCTGCAGCGGTAGCAATCGGACAGCTGACGATTTCACTAGGGGAATCCCTGGTGAAGTCCGCCGATTGGAGGAACCGCACCGAGGGAGCTTTCCGCGTGCTTCTTCGGGGTGATCAGTCCTTTGGTGGTGTCGAGGGTGCTTTTCAGCGCGCCGGTCAGTTCGCTAATCGATTTGGATTAGATGTGCGTGAGGTCACTCAGCAGATGACCCAATTGACCGCCGCAGGCTTTTCTCAGGTAGAAATCCCTCGCGTGCTCCAGGCCGCAGGTGACCTAGGTTCGCTAGAGGGTCCCCAGGCCGCAGGCAGAGCTATCACCGCGATTCGTCAGATTCGCGCAAAAGGCATGCTGCAAATGGAAGAGCTTAGCGGTCAGCTGGCGGACACCGGCTTGAATGTTGGAGACGTTATTTCAGAGATTGCTAGAAGGCGAAATCTGCGGGGCTCAACAGCGAGCATCAACAATCAAGTGCGCGGGCTTATCTCTGCCCGAAAGGTCAATGCTCAGGAGGGTATTGAGTCGATTATGGGTGTGATTGCGAACCGCTCCGGCGGTCGCTTAGGCGCTACAATGGACACTCAATCAAGAGGCGCTACAGCTGCGATGAACCGGCTAAGCAACTCCTGGTTACTCTTGCAGAGCAACTTTGCAAAAAGCGCCGCATTCAAGAACATCATCGGGTTCATCGAACGCATGGCTAGTGCGCTTGACCCAGGAAGCGAAAGCGCTAGGAGATTCTCTGCTCAGATCGATAGGTTCTTTACCACGATTACAGGTGCAGGAAATTCGATTGATCCAGTGGCCACTTTTCAAGCTGTAGTCACTGCAATAGGTAGAGTAGGCAGTGGTATTCAAGCCGTTATTCCTTATGCGCAAGCGTGGATGAGCGGCTTTTTTAGGCCTGTGCTGCCAGTGGTGACGACGCTTGTCCCCATGATGGGTAGGTTTTTTTCTGCGATATTTGGCGGTGGCGGTCCCTCCCTTGATACTCTGCGGCAGATCGCAGGCGTGTTCGGCACTATCTCAGCAATCGGTTTGGGCGCGATGGCGGTTTTGATTACGGGTGTCGGCTTGATTGCTCGTGCACTCGCTGTTCCATTCAATGGGATCCGCGCCTTTTGGGGCACTTTCCTAGCGCAATTCAAAGGCGTCGAGTTCTCGTTTTTTGGGATCGGCAGTGCCATCGTGCGAGGCATCTACGATGGCATCGTGCAGGGCGGAATCGCTGCCATCAGAGCAGCCCAAACGCTCGCTGGCAACATCGTCACAGGAGTGCGTTCCGCACTTCAGATTCAATCGCCGTCGAAGGTGTTTGAGCGCATCGGAGGCTTTGTTTCCCAGGGATTTACCCTAGGAATCGAAGGCGGGAGCGTCGACGCCAGAGGGGCCGTTGCGTCACTCACTCAAGCAAGTCAGACAGGCTCAAACGCGCGCGGCAGTGTCCTAGGGAATTCCAGGGGTGCTATATCAATCACAGTAAACGTGACCGCGCCTGAGAGTAGTGACGCGCCTGAGTGGGGCGCCGCCATCGCGTCCGCCATCACACGCGAGCTTAGCTCGCGCACAGAGAGGTCCCTTTGATTATTGACCCCAATACAGATGCGAGCTCGTGGGACAATGTGATTATCGCGGATAGAGCGATGCCGTGTCTCACTGAATATCCTGACGCGGATGCGGGCCGCAAGCTCGACGCGAAAAGCGCGCCTGGGTCAAGCGGCGGCGTCGTCAGAGACTTAGGCTACGACCTAGCCAACGTCACTTTCACGCTGTTTATGTGGGAGTCTGATCACTTCCGAAGACTCAACGAACTCTTAAGTAGCGTGTTCCCTCGTGCGGGGAAAAGACGCGATGCAGTGCGGGTTTACCACCCTGTGCTAGAGCCGCTGAGGATTGAATACGTGGTGATTCAATCAATCTCTGCTATCAAGAGAGTACAAGCACAGTTATTCAAGTGTGTGCTTAAGAGTATTGAGCACAATCCCCCGCCACGAACGACTAGCGTGATTCAGACACCGCAAGCGCCTCCGGTACTTGCGATTGTGGAGACGCAAACAAATGGCTCGTTAGGTCCGGGATTAGTGGTGCCTGCGGCGCCAGCGAGCCCCCGCACCAGGAGTAGAAGCACGTGAGTGAGTTGCTTGTTAATGGTCGCGCCGTGCTCTCGGCGACGATCGAATCGCCGCGTGAAGGCGCATGGTCTGCTGAGATCGTTGTTGACTCTCAGGATGTTTTTTCCGGCTTGATAGAGATCACGGATTCAAGCAGCGTTGTACTACTCAAGGGCCGCGTGCTTAGATCAGACTCTCTTCACGGCTTCGCTCAGGTATCGATCACTGGAGGGGCGGGGCGCTTGGGTCTATCTCCGCCGCCGCGCTACTACCGCGATGTAAGCGCGATTACAATCCTGCGAGACATCGCGCGTGAAACCGAGTCGGTCCTAGCTGAGCTAGGACCGGCATTTGAGGTTCGCATCCCGGGCTGGATCCGCAACGGCGAGCAGGGAGCCGTTGCAGCAATCAAGCACTTGATTAGGTACTTGAAAACGTACACCACGCTCACAGAGCTAGTATGGCGAACGCGGTACGATGGTGCGCTTTGGGTCGGGACTGATCAGTGGCTGGACGTTATTGCACCCGATATTCAAGTTTTCGCCAGGAGACTCTCCAGAGGAGAGCTCGAAGTATCCGCGAGCACGGTCGCTGAGCTCCTCGCGCTAGAGCCAGGGACTGTGTTCGAGGGCGTCGATATCTCGTCTATCAGAATAGAGGTTCGAGAATCAAGCGTGAGCGCTGTAGTTCGCACTCACAATCAAGCTCGAAAGAAGGGCGAAGGGCTAATCGAGAGCCTTGAAAAGATTGCACGCGAGGCCACTGTAGAGCGGCCACTTTACGCGATGCATCCAGCTAGAATTGTTGCTCAACATTCTTCGAGCGACATCGATGTAGAGCTTCTTGACTCCTCAATGCCTGCAATTACGCGGGTAAAGCTAATCGCACCGTTTCCTTCGGGGAAAGTGTTTTTCAGCGCCGCAGACGTGAGCGCGCGGGCAGTCACAGTGCTAGTCGGTTTTGAGGGCGGCGATGCATCGCGGCCCTATGCAGTGCCATGGTCGACTCAGCAGGGCACGCTTGATCGAGTCGAGATAAACGCTAGCACCGCTATTCATCTGGCGGGGTCCGCAAAGGCAGTGGCTCGTGTCGATGACAGTGTGGCGGGTGGGACGCTGACTGGCCTCGCACCCCCTGGCGCCATGGGCGGTGCAGTGCAGTTTATTTACACTCCTCACGGAAGTACGCCACTTCCGCCCTCGCCAAGCGTGACGATCAGCGGTAAGATCACGACCGGCTCACCGAAGGTGAAAACAGGATGACCGATTTCGGCACAGATATTCTAATCGGAGACGAGTCTTTCACCCCTGTCGGTGGGCGAGACGTTCTCATCGCTTCCATCGGGCGCCGGATTAGCACTCCAATTGGTGGTCACCAATGGGACCCTAGGTACGGGTCCGAGTTCAGGGCGATGCTTGACGGCCCCGTTGACGCAGCGCGACTACGGCATTCCGCAGCACGGCTTGAGCAACAGTTGCTCACCGATGACCGCATTGATGGTGCGGTAGTTCGAGTCACATACAATCAAGCCTTGCGAGCGCTTTTAGTCGCAGTGTCTGTAACTGACAGCGATGGGCCTTTTTCGTTTGTTTTCCAACTGGACGCCGCAGGTGTGGCTAGGGTCTTAGAATGACGACACCATTAAACAACACGCTCGAAGAGCTCTTGAATACTGAGGACGAGGATTCAGCCGCTGAATCAATTCTTCTCGACGCTTCTGCGCTAGGGCTCCCTACGACCAACTGGGCGAACGACTCATTCGCTGTGACTTTGATCCGAGTGATCGCGCGCACCGTTGCGGAGCTCAGCGGCACAGTCACCGACATCGCAAAAGGCACAGTGCTCGGACTCGCTGAAGCCGACTGGCTAGACCTGCTAGCAGCCAGTCAGTACCAATTGGTGCGCAATTCAAGCGCGTTTGCCTTAGTCAGAGTGCGCTTGACTGTAGCTCCTGGACAAGGCCCTCACACGATCCAGCCCAACCAGCTTTGGATTCGCCGCGACAGCGACAACCGGCGCTGGAATAGCGCGAACATCGTGCCGGTAGTACTCACTAGTGCAATGCCTGTGGATGTCGATTTCATCGCTGAAAACGCAGGCTCGCGTTGGGGCGCACTGCTCGGTCAAGTGATCGATATCGTGACTCCGCTCTCTGGTCTAAGCGCCTCTTTTCAAGATGCGGGCGAGGGCTCGCCTGTTGTGACCGCAGGTGCGGACACTGAGACTGACGTGAATCTTGAATCTAGGTGTCGCGCTAGGTGGGACACAATTGGTGTACAGAAAACAGACGGCGCTTACACTGCTTTAGCCCTTAGCCCGGAGGCTGGAGCGATGGGCGTCACACGGGTGTTTGTTGACTCGACGAACCCACGCGGGCCTGGCACTGTAGATGTGTGGCTAAGCGCGAATGAGTCGCCCGCAGGAGCGGCGGACGTGACTGCGATCGATGCGTACCTCCAGCCAAGGAAAAGCCCCTCTACCGACCTCTTAGTGTCCGCAGCTGTACCTCTTGCGGTGAGTGTCACGGCTGTGCTCGAGCACGATGCGGGCGCCTTACCAGTGCCGGAGGCCACAGAGCAAGTGCGCGCGCTCATCGCGACGCAGCCAGACGTGCTTTACCGCTCAGCGGTCGCGGAAGCTCTCATGGCTCCCGCAGGCGCGCGCAATGTTGTTTTGAGCACAATCTTGATTAACGGTGTTGCTTCGGATCTTGCGCGGCTGCCGAATCAAGTGTTGGTTTCAGACGTAATCTTGATAACAGGCTCACCGCTATGAGTGATCTATGGCGAGGGTTCCTGACGAGCCAGTTTCAAGAGTGGGCTCGTCATGAAGTAAACGACAAGCTGTACGATTCCATCGGAAGGCAGTTTGATTACGTGATCGACGGGGCGCGCGACGCAGCGAAGTGTGGTTTTTGTACAGCAAGCCCTGATGATGCGTTGCCCTTTGACGGTGCGGCTCGAAGACTTGAAAAGTATCCCAACGAAACAACAGCGCAGTGGCGCGCGCGCGTTGCCTCCGCGTGGTCTGCACTGCACTGGCTAGGCACCTCGAAGGGCGTCGAGGACGCGTTGATTGCTTTGGGTTTTTCCACGGCAAAAGTGTACGGCTGCTTCGACGCCGCGCCCCCATGGTGGGGTCTCGCTTGGCCTCCCGCACCACGCAACCCTCGCCCCTCT